GTGCACCGGTGCACTCTGATCTGTATTTGATTTTCTGTCGCCGCCGTTACGGAACTCGGAGAGGGCCACCACCGCAGCCGCCCGCTGCGTCTCGTCCATGTGCCGTCGGTTCAGCCCCCGGGCTTCGTGTGAGGTGCTCATGATCCCGCCCTCTTCCGCAGATCGACCTGCCGGAGTATCTCGGCGGCTATGGCCTCGTCGTCGTCGCCGTAAGGGTTGTCAGGTGCCGCCTTGACCGCGGCGATTGCGGCGTCCACCCACTCCGTCGCCTTCCTCGCGCTCTCACCGATGCCCTTCGGGTTCGTCAGGAAGGTGATCGCCGTGCTGATCCCGCCCCCGGCCGGCACCGCGTCCAGGGTCATCTTGTGGACGATCAGCCGTTTCACGTTCGGGCCTTGCTTCATGGCCTCATCCCTTCACCACGGTTGGGGTGTCCGACTCCCCCGACTCTCGGGCTCGCCTCACCTCGTCCGGCGAGAAGCCCAGCCATGCCGGGTCGTTCACCTTGACCAGTTCCTCCACCCCCGTAAGCACGTCGCGCAACCGCCGCACGCCGGGCGGGTCGGCGCGGGTGGTCGCGTCCACCTCGTCCCGGTCGATCACCTCGAACTGCCGGGGCTCGTCCATGCGGAGCTGTCCACCGCACCGGATGATGTCTTCGATCAGGTCTTCTTGCCGCTCCGAGCTCCCGCGGTAATGGACCTCCAACCCGAGCGAGCGGAGGTAGGCCACGATGCGGGCGGCCGTCGTCGTCTTGCCTTCGCCTCGCGGTCCATCAACCCGAATCGTGATCACGGTCGGCCTCCAACAGGGGTTTCGAGCGAGTGTGTCCCAGAATCCGACTGTTCCCGTTGGGGTGGCCCCGGCAATGCTCTAACGGAAGGACCCGCGTTTGAGAATCAAGCTTCTCAATTTTTGAGAACTTATCTTCTCATTCATGATTGGCAGTAACAATCAATCGGTGTTCTCATCGTGTGGCCCATATGCGGACGGGCCTAATGGCGTTCGGCGTAATAGGCCGGACCGATAGGGGGTTTCTGCATCATAGGAAATTACCTGCCCACCTGTGAAGGGCGGTTCCCAGATTCCCCTACCGGGGCCTACCGGGGCCGGGCCTCGGCGTCGGGGTCCAAGCCCTTCTCTCGAACGATCCAGTCGCCGTTGCCGCGGTCGCCGGTGCCGATCTGATCGAGGGCACCGCTGAAGCTGTCGGCGTTCGCGACGGGTTCCCACCGGGCCTTGCGGGTTGCTCTCCACCACAGGACGTACTCGGTGGTGTTCACGTGGCGCTCTCCTGGTCGTCCAGTTCCCACGTCGGGGCCGGGGTGGTGGCCGCCGAGGTGTACGTGGACTGGACCTGCTTCGGGGCGGGCGGCGTGTAGTTCGGGTTCGGCGTCCTGGACGCCGCACCCGGGTAGCACCAATACTTGGCTTCGGCCGGCAACGGCTTCATCGCCTCGGCCTCGGCCATCCGGCCTTTGGCGTTGATCCAGAAGTAGGGCCGGGCGACGACCGGGACGGCCGGGGGTGGCAGTGGCTTGAGGGGGACTGCCGGCGTCCCTCGGTTGCGATCGCGGTGCTTCTGCGTCCACACCACCAACCACCGGGCAAGGCCAACATCGCCATGCTCTCGAAACGCCTCACAGAGCGATCGCGTCACGGGCGTGTCCATGATCCTCAACACCTCGGACAGCACCGCCTCCAACTCCAACGAGTCGCCTTTCTCGAACACCTCCAACTGCACCGGCGGGCCTTTCGGCTCTGGTGACACCTGACACTCTGGCACTGGCTCAAGTGACACCCCTTGAACGGGCTCTTTCGGCACCTCCACTTCTGTCCGAACTGGCTCCTGTGCCACAGGGTTAGGTTCGACCTGTTCACCCCTGAGCATCTGGAAGTGTGACACTAGTGACATGAGTGCGCCCCCACCGCCTTTTTGTGTCCGTGCGCGTGCGCGTATGCGTGGTTATGTGTGTGTCACTTGTGTCACTACTGTCACTAAAGCACTTATGAGATTAACAATCATCGTCACAGTTCAGTGGTTATGGAAAAAACCGGGCTGTCGTTCTAATCCCCGTTTGGTGTCACCAAGCCGTCACTCGGGCACCTCTGGTGTCACTTGAGGATTTGCTTTTCTGTTGAATGCGTCCCGCGGTTTAAGTATCCGCCAGCAGCGGTCGTCAGGGTGGAAGTCGATGACGTGCAACACCTTCCCGCCCGGGGCCGAGTCCTTGCCGCGCCAGGTCCAGCCGCGACCGGTCCCGCGGGGCGTGTATTTGAACTCCGAGATGCCGGCGCATTTCAGGGTCGAACTGGCCGCTCCGGAGCCGATTTTTTCGTTCGTGGCGACCTCGATGAGCCTCGAAACGGCACTGGAGGTCCAAAAGTAGACCCCGGTTTTGAACGAAACGTGGATGATCTCACGCTCGAAATCGGTGTCCGGGTCACCGTAGTTGCGCTTCCGCTCGCCGTAGTGCCCGCTGTTGAAGTCGTCCTCCAACCGCCGCATCGCCTCGCGGATGTGGCACACGGCCTCCTCGTCGGCGTCGGCTTCCTCCTGCCGCTCGCCGATGATCTTGCGGCACCCGTCCGGGTTCGGCACGTGGGCGAGAACCGCGGCCTCCCACTCGGCCCACCGGGACGCGCCGGAGAGCGCCGGGGCGGGGCGCGAAAGGATGGTGGCAATGTCGCCGAGGACCGCGGCCCGGTTCTCGTCGATGAAGTTGGTGACGGCCGTTTCCCACCCGGCGGCGTAGCTCTCCGGCCGGGCCATGAAGATGCGGATGTTCCGCTGGGCGATGTCCTTCGACAGCGCGGCACCGTTCAAGGTGGTGATGAAGGTGAACAGGTTCGGGCGGTAGCCGTCGCCGCCGTACAGCTCCCAGCCGTTGATGACCGGGGCGGTGACGAGCCCTTCCAGCTCGGCCCAGCTGAACCGCAGGGTCTTCACGTTGTCCAGGAGCGCGATGCGTTTGAGCTCGGGCTTGCCCTTCGTGCTGACCATCCGGCTGAGCATGTCCGGGAACGTCTCGTCGGTCCGCATGTCGAACGACCCGCCGTACAGCCGGGCGATCAGCTTGGCGACGGTGGACTTGCCCACCCCGCGGCCCTGCTGCGGGTCGTCGGGGGCGGCCTCGAACATGAACATGGGCCGCTTGCCGCCGGCCCCGCCCCACATCGGCGTCATGAACGCGGCCATGAGCAGCGCGGTGTCGATGTCGCTGTGCGTGGTGAAGAAGCCCAGCAGCTTCTCGAACGCCTTCATGTCGCCGCCGGCGAGCGGCATGGGGTTGTAGAAGATCAGCGGCACCGGCGGGAAGTGCGGGATGTCGCTGACCGCCTCGAACTGCTCGGCCTTGTGCACACAGTAGGCGTAGAACTCCGGCTTGCTCACCATGCCGTCGCCGGTGGTGTTCCACTCCACCTTGTTCTGGCCGTTCTCCTCGTACACGTTCGACAGCCAGGCGAACAGCGCGTTGGCGCTCGCCAGGGCCAGCGTGCGGTGGCCGGCCGGGGCGTACAACTTCCCGCCGCAGGCGATCGGGCCGGCCGGGCCCGGCCGGCCGGTCTTGCCCACGATGTCGTTCAGGACGTGGCCGGGGGCCCTGGCGACGGGTATCTTCTTCGGCTTGCCGTTCTCGTCCTGGACGGTGACGAGGCTGAAGTTCCGGAGCTTGCCGCCGGCGTACTCGGGGACCGGGCCGGCGGTGGCGATGAGCGCTTCGAGCTCCAGCGTGCCGTTGTCGCCGTGGTACACCAGGAAGTCGTCGAGCCCGGTCTTGTCGTGGCCGGGCAGGTCCGGCAGGATCACCAGGAAGACCTTGGCCTCCAGCCCTTCCAGCCGGCGGGCGAGGCCGAACGCGGCTTCCTGGACGCGGTTGTTCCGGACGTAATCGCTGTCGAAGATGATGACCACCTGCCGGCCGGCCCACTTCATGGCCTTCAGGTCGTCGATCAGGTGTGACTTCCCGTCCTTGTCCCGGCTGGCGAAACAGTTCACCCCGGACAGGGCGACGCAGTGGAACCCCTCCTGGTCGGCCTTCGCCGCCTTCTTCTCCCCCTCGCAGACGATGAGCCGGGCGGTGGCGTCGTCCTTCACCGGCCGCGTGCCGGGCGGGATGTAGAGGTGTAGCTTCGACTCCTTCGGGGACAGGTACTTCCCGGGCTTGTCGCCGCCCGAGAAGGTGAAGTTCGGGTTGAGCTTCACCCGGCCGTAGCCCTTGAGCTTCTTCCCGGCCCAGGTGAAGTACGGGATGAAGAGGGCGGGGGTCAGCCCCTTGCCGGTCCCGGTCCCCGCGTTCTTCCACCTCAGGAACTTCACCAAGCTCCCGCCGTGGTCGTCGCGGATCGTGGCGAACTCGCAGTCCCACATCGTCTTGTAGGACAGGCCCGACTTCTTGAACTCCTCAATGTGGTCCTTGCTGAGCCGCAGGCTGACCTTCTTCGCGTACTCTTCCTCGCTGAACACCTCGGTGGTGTCAGGCTCGGGCACCGGCTCGGGCGGTGGAGACGGCTCCGGTGCGGGCTCGGGGGCCGGATTCTCGGACGGGTCGGGGGGCTCGGGCGTGTCGGTCACGGCAGCCCCCCACGGTGGAGCTGCGGAGACGCGACCGGGCGGGCGGCGCAGCGCCGCCCGCCCGGTGTCGATTGGAGGGCCGAACCGACGTGACAGGCGGCGGTGGAGTGGCCGCCGCGGAGGTGCCGATCGTGTGGAATCACCCTGACGGTTCTCGAATGGGTCAACCCTGACGCACGAGGGGAGGCGACAGGGCGGTTGGTAAAGGGCCCGGGGTCAGTCCTTGTCGCCGGGCCGGAACGGGCTGGCGGGTTAATACCGCTGCGGCATCAGCGAGTTCGTGCCGCAGGGCCAGACGGGGGTGAACCGGATCACCCCGTCCATGTCGATCGTCAACGCGAGCTTGCTGCCGCACTCGCTGTTGAGCTCGGCCGCCACGCCGTTGTTCACCTCGGCCTTCGCCAGCCGGTAGCGCGTGCCGCAGACGACGCACACCACCTGTGCCGGGTCGGTCGGCGGCTCGAACTCGTGGGGCTTTACGTCCACCCGCTCGCGGGCCAGCCGCTCATCGGTGCTGAACGCTTCGGGGGGCGGCTCCGGCGGCGCGATGACGGTGTCGCCGTCGTGGTCAAAGTTGTCGTTGGTCACAGCATCACCTCCGGGCGAAATCGTGTGTAGGGAATAACGGACGGTGCCAGACCCGGCCGGCCCGCGGCGCGAACGAGCAGCGTCCGCAGCGTTGGGCCGGCCGGGGAGTTTCACGCGGCCAGTAAGTCCTCGAACTCCGGGCACGCCTCCCGCAGCTGCCGCAGGCCGCGGTTCTGCAACTGGCGGATGCGCTCCTTCGTGATCCGGAACCGCTCGCCGACCTGCCGCAGCGTCAGCCCGTCGCGGAACCGCAGGAGGATGACCGTTGCCACCCGGCCCTTGAGGGTGTCGGCGATCCGGTCCCACAGGTCGGGCGGGAACGCCCGCCGCGGCACGTCCGGGCGGCCGTCGGTCACGTCCGCGAGGAAGTCCACGGCGACGACACCGACCGCCCCGTCGCCGTACCTGATCCCGCCGGCCGACCACCGCTGGCAGAACCGCACCCCGGCCTGCCAGCCGCACTTCGAGGCGTAGGTGGTGAACTTCCAGCCGAGGGCGGGGTCGAAGAACCGGGCGGCCTTCAGGAACCCCACCCGCACCTCGGCCGCGATGTCGTCCAGGTCGGCCTGGGGGTACTTGGCGCGGAGCCGCCGGGCGATGTGCCACGCCATCGCCTCCACGCCGGCGACCGCCTCGGCCTGCTGCGCGGGCGTCAGGAAGGTGGTCATGTTCAAGGGCACGACCTACCCCCTTTCCCGAACACGAACGCCACCGGGTCGGGGATCGCCGGCGTGTCCGGCAACGGGTCGGAGTCGGTGGCCGCGGCGGTCAGGGCGTCCCGGGCCGTCACTTCATCCACCTGGCGGGTGATTTCCGCCAACTCCGCGTCGGTGAGCTTGGACACCCGTTCGGCGGACGCCTCTGCCTTCTTCCCCCGGGCCAGCGCGTCCGGGTCGATCGGCTTGGGCTCGTCCCCGTCGTCATGCTCATCCTCGGCGTCGGGCGGGTCGAACAGGTCGCTCGGCATCCGGGGGATGTCGTGCTGCGGGGCGGGGACCGCCGCCTTGAGGTGGTCGTAGGCTTGGGTCATGTGCTCGCGGGCCTTGCCGAAATACCAGGTGTCCATCACCCGGTAGAAGTGGGAGCCCTTCCGGTTGATCTCCACGTCTATCTTCTCCATCTCGGGCTGGATCAGGTCCAGCTCGGCCAGCGTCTCGGCCCACCACCGCTGAATGATCCGCGCCGCGTCCCACTCGTCGCCGGCGAACGGGCAGGGCGGGACCGGCTGCTCGGGGGGTTCGGCCGTGGCGATGTTGACGAAGGGGACCAGAACGACGTGGTCGCAGCCCTCCACGCGGACCACCAACTTCTCGTCCAGCGTGGAGCCGAGGACGACCCCTTCGGTGTGGGTGTCCCCGTCGGCGTCAACCACGGGGGCCACGAACGTGACCTTGCCCCCGTCCTTCGGCTCGGGCGGGGCCGGCGGTGGGATGGGTTCGAGGCGGTCCAGCGGGAACACGGCCATCGCCTCGCCGTCGAACCCCAGGTTGCCTTCGTTCGAGTCGGCCGCCAGCAGGGGCAGCCGGACCAAGGCGGTGGTGGCGTGGACCTCGTACACCGTGCAGGTCGGAAGGTACTCGTTGCCCTTCACCTGGACCTTCTGGCCCGGCGTGATCGCGGCCGCCGGTGGCGGGTCATCATCGTCGTCGCCGAGCGGCGTCAGACACCCGGCCGGGCAGCGGACAGAAAGGGGCTTGCCGTCCAGCCCGTCGTCGAAGTGGACCAGCACGAAGCCGTCGTCCGGCTGGGTGCCGGCGTCCGTGGTCCCTTCTGAGTGATTCGCAATGATGAACCCGGTGCCGTTGAACTTGACCCGCTGGTTCGGCTTGAATGCGGGGTCGGCATCCGACTCCATCCCCTGGTATTCGACGAGCGCCAGGTTCGATACCAGCACGTTCCGGTCGGAGTCGGCGTCGCCGTCGATGTAGTTGACGGTCACCACCGTCTCGCCCAGCTGCTGGTCCCGAACCACCGTGCCGATCCGCTCCTTGTAGTCGCGCCGGAAGACCCGGTCGCCCTGCCGAAACAGCGGCACCGGGTCGAGCTGGTCGGCCGCGATGTAACCTTCCGATTCCTCGCCGTGCCACTCGACGAGGACTTCGCAGTTCGGCTCCTGATCCCGGAAGACGGTGCCGGTGATCTCGGGGCGCGACCGGACCCGGACCTGTTGGCCCTTCCGATACAACGGGGGTGGGCTAGAAGTGGGCTGGGGTGTCGGGTAAAGTGTTGACATAGAACCTTCTTCGCATGGGGGTTCATGGGCCGGCGGGTGTGTCAGACCCGTCCGGCCCTACTCTTTGGCACCGCTCACGCGAGCGGGCCGGTGCTTCGCGTTCCGCCTGAGTCGTTCCAGCTCGCCCGCTGCGCGGGCCTCCCGCTCCCTCGGTGTCTCGACCGGCTTGAGCAGCGCGGCCTGTTCGCCGAGAAGCCGAAGAATCTCGGCCCCCAGGATGCGGTGGGGGCCGCGGGAGCCGACCCGCGGAAGGGTGTTCAGCTTCTTGTTCTTGATCCACCTCAACACGGTTTCCTCGTCCACGTTGTTGAGCGTGGCCACGTCCGCGGTCACGTAGACCTTGCCGGGCCGCACCTCCGAGAAGTCCGCCACTGGCATGGTCAGGCCCCCACCGCCTGCTTGCGGAGCCGGCCGTACAGCTTCCCGCCCTCGCCCGCGGCGGTGGCGCAGAAGTCGAACCGGTCGGCCAGCCGCTTCCGGAGCCGGGCGGCGTACCAGTACGCCCGGCGGGGGTTGTCGGGGAAGGTGGTGATCTCGTGCCACAGGCCGGCTTTGGTGATGTTCCTGGTGGCCGCGATCAAGTCCGCGAAGAACTGCCGCCCGGCCCGGACCGCTTCGGGTTCGGCCGGCTTAACCCGGATCGCCGGAGTGTTCATAGGGTTTGCCCGGATGCCACGGTTGCCATCTGTGCGAATGGTAATCTCTGATGCTACTAGTGTCAATTCTGCTAAAAGTGCGTAGGCACCTGAGTTTTTCAAAAATGCCGGGTTTCCTAGAGCGAATGACACAAAACGGGATGTGCAGTTTTACCGCTGGTGTGCAGAAACGAGGGGCTTACAATGTCTGTCATGGCACCCGAGAAGAAGAAGGCGAACCGCAAGGGCGTCGTGGTAAACACCACGGTGAGCGAGGAAATCCACGAAGCCCTAGAGCGATACATCGCCGACCAGACCGTCGAGCCGAAGAAGACGAGCGTTGTCCAGACGGCGCTCCGCGACTTCTTCATCCACCTCGGCTACATGGAGGGGGAGTTGTCGGCCGCCGCCAGCGGGGGCGTCACGCTCCACCACGTCGGCCCGGTGTCGGCCGGCACCGGGCTTGAGGTGTTCGACGAGGCCACCGAGACGGTCGAGTTGGGCGAACAGTTGGGGATGCGGGGGAAGGATTACTACGTGTTCGAGGTGCGCGGCGACTCGATGGAAGAAGACCGCATCTTCGAGGGCGACCAGGTGGTGATCCGGCGCGACCCCGAGCCCCAGCCCGGCGACGACGTGATAATCCGCTACGACGGGAAGCTGATGCTGAAGCGGTTGAAGATCAAGACCCCGACCCACATTCAGGTGGTGTCCCGCGACGCGAAGAAGAAGACCTACTCCCTGGACCCGTCCCGCGGGGACGCCATTCTCGGCAAGGCGGTCGCCCTCATGCGGACCTTCTAGCCCTCCACCATCACCGCCACCTCTGCCGCCAACAGCCGGTCGATCACCTCGTTCGGGGCATCCACAACGATCCCGTCATGCGTCAACTCGAAGTGGAGCGCCACGCCATCAGCCACGTGGCCCACCCGCCGGAGCCGCGACGCGGCCTCGCTGAACAGGCGGGCACAGACGGTGAACCCCGTCGTCGCCACGGTTTCACAGATGGTGTCACGGTCTGGCAGTAGGATCAGCGCACGGGGCATGGTCGTCGGTGGCAGCGGGGAGAGCGGACCAACCTGAGATTACCGCCGGCCGACCGAAGCCGGCCATCAACGTAGCTCGCTTTTTTGCCGGAAACGTACTCCGGCCCGTCCCCCATTCTGAGCTCATGAGCTGAAACCCACCAGTGCCATTTCTGAAAATCTGTACATCTACCGGCGTCGGGGTGGGCTCCGCGTGTGAGGCCGAACGTAGGTGCCATCCTTGCGGTAGTACCCGTGGACGAATACCGACTTGCTTCCGCCCACCGGGGCGGGCATGGACCCGCCGGCCGTGCCAGGCACCCCGGGGTTGGGCTGGGCCGTCCCGCTCGGCGGCTCGGGCACCGCGGCGACCGTCTCGGCCGGCGGGTCGGCCTTCGGCCGGTAGACCTTCCCCTCCCAAGCGGTGACCCGGAACCGGAACGTCGCGTCCTGGTCGCGGGACACGGCGGGGATGGTGATGTCGATGCTGTCGGCGTCGAAGGCCGGGGGCTCGAAGATCATCACGTCCCCGACCGTCGGCTTCTCCGGGGTGAGCTTGGCGAACGCCACGTCGTCCTTGATGACGACCCCGCGGCCCGTTCGGTACTCCAACGACCGCCCCCTGTCGTCGGTGGCAGTCACGTTCTCGGTCGGTCGCCGGTAGGCGAACGGCTTCTGTGTGGTGCTCTCTACCTCGAACCAGACGATCAGGGACTCCGGCCCCTTCGTCTCACCGTCCTTCGCCGTGAGGATGACCGGCGAGCCCACAACCGCGTGGTCGATCACGATACGCACGTCGCCGGACTTCACCCACTCGCCGAGCCCCGGCAGCTTCGGTGTCGGGGCTTTGGCGGCCGGGCGGGGTTCGACTACCGGGTCGCCGCTCCGAACCTCGGTTGTGGCCTGCTTGCCGACCCCCGAGAAGAGGGCGAGGCACCCGCAGCAGAACAGGAATGGGGTGAAGAACGCTACGACAGCGATGACGGACCAGTTGGCCGAGCGGCGGGCCGGGCGATCCTCGGTCACCACCGTGAACACGACGCCGCAGTTCGGGCACCGTCGCGACACGTTCCGACCGCGCGGGAACCAGACGTACCCGCACTCCATGCACTGGTTTCGTGGGCGAGACATTGGGCGTTCTCCGGGGGGGGGGTCAGTCGCCCATTCGACCACCCGGACGGGGCCGCGCCAAGAGGGTAACCGTCAACTCATGCCCCGGCCTGGGCCTTCGCGACCTCGGCCGCCCGCTTGAAGGCTACGCCCCCGTAATGTTCGGCCATCGACTTCGAGTGTTGACCCAGAAGGCTCTGCACCGCGTCCAGGTCGAACACCTCCTTCAGCTCGGCCGCCTTCAGGTGCCGGAGCATGTACGGATACCAGTGCGGCACGCCGGCCCGGGACGCGGCGACCATCACCGCCCGGTGGTACGACCTGGCGGTGTAGCGGCTCGTGGGGGTGCGGTTCCCGGTCGCGCCCTTCACCGGCTTCCGGCTGCCGCCCGTCCGGTCCCCCCGCTTCCGCTTCGCCGCCTCCCGCTGGGCCTCGCGCATCAGCGCCACCGACTCGGCCGGGGAGAAGCACGGCTTGCCCGGGTCGCGGTCCAGGTACGGTTCCAGTACCTTCTGCGCCTCGCCCACGAACATCAGGTAACGGGGCTTCTGCCGCCAGCTGTTCTTGTGCTTCGTCGGCAGGTAGCACCAGACGCCGAGGGCGTCCAGGTCTTGCAGCCCGGCCCCGGGCACGTGGACCTTGCCCGAGCGGTGGACCTCGCCGGGGGTCATCTTGCAAATCTCGCTCGGCCGCGCGCCGGTCGCCAGCTGCAACACCACCATCGACCGCGGCACCGGGGTCAGGTACGGCAGGGTGGCTTTCACATGCTCCAGGTTGGCCGGCTCGACGATCCGCGGCGGCTTCGCCTCGCCCACCTTCGGCCGCGGCACGGTCGCCAGGGCGTTCGCCTTCTCCGCCGGCACCCGCTCGGTCCCGACCCCCCACTTCCAGATTTGCCGGACGACATCGACGTACAGCTTCACCGTGTTGACGCCGTACCGCAGCTGGCCGGCGGCGTGGTGGTCGGGCGGGTTCTCCAGCCGGCACAGCCAGCGCTGCCACGTGCGGAGCGCCAGCGGCCCGAAGTCGGCGACCGCGGTGCCGACGTGGTGTTCGAGCAGCAGCCCCACCGCGGTCACCACCCGCTCGCGCTGGGGGCCGTCCGCCGGGCTGTCGTCCGATTCGAGGTAGTCGTTGCAGAGGGTGCCGACGAGGTAGTCGATGGGCCGGGGCTTCTCAGCGCCGGGGTCCACCTCCCACAGCGCCAGCAGCCGCCGGTACTCGGCCTTCCACACGGCGGGCTTCGACTTGGGGCCGAGGTTGTGCCAGGTGCCGTACCAGAAGACCCGCATCTGCTCCTTGTTCTCGGCCGGCTGCGGCGGCCACGCCTTCTTCTTCCGGCCCATGTCGGCGACCCCCAAAGCAGGACAACCGACCCGATTTTCGGAGTACGCTCCGAAAACGCGAGGTCGGTTGCGGCTTTTGGGACTGCCTGTTTTCGCCGTAAGTTGTTGCCGAGGTGCTACTTACTTAGAGCGGGTGATGGGACTTGAACCCACGACAACCTCGTTGGCAACAACTAGAAGCGAACGCCCGAAAGCCGCTGGTTTCTAGCACAAATCTAGGCGAAATTGCCCGGCCGATCAAGTCCGACTGTGCCATATTTCATGCCACACAAACCCACAGATTTTCGGAGTGACTTCGGATTTTCGGAGGACCTGAAACCTTGAACGCGATCCGGGCGCGGCTCGACGATGTCTGTCCCGGCTGGCGGGAGGAGATTAACGGCAGCCCGGTCGGGCGGGTGACGTTCCACATCGTCATGGAGGACGGCCGGTCCGAGTGCGTGACCCTGTTCCAGAGCGGCGAGTTCCGCGGCACCTCCACCGCCGAGGACGACGCACGCGACGCGGCCGCAATCCAGGCCGGGCGCTGCCCCGGGTGCGGTAGGCCGCTCGGGGACTGCGAGTGTGAGCTATGAGCCTGCCCACCCACAAGTTCCTGGTGAACGACCTGCGCCGCTACATGGACAAGAACTCCCCCGGCTGGCGGGACGTGGTGGACAGCTACACCGGGATGCGGCTCGGCAACGTGCAGGTCACCTTCGACACGCCGGACGGCTCGATCACTGTCATGTGCCACATGGACGGCGGGTTCGAGGGCGAGCGGATCGACGGGATGGAGTACGACGACGTGGACTGGTGAGCCGGCACGGTGGCGTTACAATCCGCACGCGAGCTCAGCCCGGTTATTAGCAGCGTTCGGCCGCAGGGCACCTGAAGACATTTCATTTGCGTGGGAGGGCCAGCAGCGGGTAGTTTTCTCAATTACCGGCCAGCCCTCCCACGCCTCTGATCCATCTTCCGGTGAGTGTCGCCCATGCCCGCGAACGTCAAAATCGACTTCTACACGGTCGAAGTGCCCGGCGGCTCACGCCCGTTCGAGCGCGTCGTCATGGACGACGCCAAGACCGACGACGACGAGACACGCAACTGTACGATCGGTACTTGTCCCGTTCGCTTGCAGCGGGCTCTCCAAGATGATCGAGTCGGCGTGGTTGAGGGTGACGCGCTCAGGATCCAGATGGAGGACATCCCCCCAAAAGCGAAGCTGGCCGGCAAGGTCAGCAACATTCCCCTCGCCAGCGACGAGGGGATCGCCGGCGAGACGGCGTTCCTCTACCAGCCCTTCACGAAGGTTCTGGCCATCCAACGGAACCGGATCGGCGTGTCGGCGAAGTCTCTCGCCCACTACTTCACGACGAAGGCGCACCTCGGCACACCCATCACCCTCGCGCCCGTCATCCAGCAGGACGCCATGAGGCGGCTGGTGCGGATGAAGGAAACGAGGAAGCTGAGAGTGCGATTCGCCGGCATCACGAATGCGACCTTCTTTCGGGACAACGACAAGAGCCTGAACGACATGATTGACGTGATCGAGGAGTTCAAGGCCCCGTCCGCGACGTTTGAGTTGTCGATGGGGCACCAGCCGGGAACCCTCTCCGTGCAGCGGGTGGTCGCATTCGTTCGGAAGGCCGTCAACCTACATTCAGATGGCAGTGGTGGGGTGAGTACAATTGAGGTATCAGGCGTGCTAGACGACGACACCCGGGACGTTTTCGACCTCCTCTCGTACCGCATGGTCGAAGTGGTCGCCGTCCAGGAAACCAAGACAACACGGCGAAGCCCGTATGCGAATCGGCGTAATGAACTTCGGCAGGCTTGGGAGCGGAGGCGCACCGAACTTGAGGCCATGTTCGGGGTGTAAGATGGGCGCACTCGTCGAGAAGTGGTATCCGCTCGCCGTGGGGGTCGCGGGCGGCGTCGCGTACTGGTTGCTGAGCCCCGAGTTCCCCGTCGCAACGGAAGCGGCCCCGAACCTCTTCTCGGCCATCATCAGCGTTGCCGCGATCGCCGTTGGCTTTCTCGCCACGGCCAAATCGATCCTGCTCTCCATCGACAACCGGCCCATCATCGTGAGCCTGAAGGCGGCGGGCCAGTACGCGAAGTTGATCGACTTCCTGTTGAGCGCGACGCTCTGGTCGTTCACCCTCGCTGCCGTGTCCATCGCCTGTTTCTTTGCGGACCTGAAGGCACCGGCGATGTGGCACCGCTTCCTGTTCAGCGGGTGGGCGGTCATCATGTTGGCCGCGGCCGCCGCGTGCTACCGCGTCATCCATGTCTTCGGGAAGGTGCTGCGCACAGCGACGTAATCGGCACGCCACCTGCACTACCCTGACCCGCCGGTGAATGGGCGACACCGGCAGCACAACCCCCGGGCCGATGCTCGGGGGTTTGTGTTTACCGACGAACCCCACCAGCACCGGGAACCCATCGCTCCGCACCGCCGCCGCGTACTCCGCACCCCGCCGACCGGCTGGTCGTGTTCATCGAGCCAGTCCGCGTACACGAGTTGCGGGGTCGGCGAGGATGGCCCGCTCGAAGGCGTCCTGGTCGGGGGTCACTTCTTCGCCCTCGGCTTCTCCTCGTCCTTCGACTTCGGCGGGCGGCCGCGGGGCGGCGGGGTCCACTTGATCCCGAGCCGCTTGGCGCAGGCCAGCGTGACCCAGGTGTAGTCGGACTCCTCCCGCCGGTCGGCGTCGGCCTTGAGCGCGTCCACGATCTCCGTCGGCATCTCGATGCGCAGGCTGGTGTAGCCCGGGCGCTGGCGTCGCGGCATTGGTGCGGACCCTCCCGCCACCACTATACGGCCCGCCCCCGCGGGTGTCATCTGGAAAAGTGCCACGAGATTTTCACCCGGGCCGAACCCCTTGTTTTCTAGGCGTCCGCGACCAAAGCGTGAATGTGCCACGACATTCCTATTGACGAAATGTGCCACGACATTAAGATGCGGGTGTCGGGTGCGAAGGACAGGGTGACCCAAACGGAGGACGCGAGATGACGACGGCGCAGACGACGGTGACGCTGACGCGGGTGCTCGGGGGTGGCGAGAAGGAAGTCGGCTACGGGCACCCCTGCCAGGACGCACTGGACGGCATCCGGGTGCGGATCAGCAAGGTGGAGAACGACGGGATGATCGAGGTGATGGACGACGACGGCAAGGTGCTGCCCGACCTGCGGCACCCGACCCAGCTGCGGGCCTGGTGAGGACCGACGGCACGGAGGCCCGCCCTCGGGCGGGTTCTCCCTCACGCGGAGGGATCGGCGATGGACGTTCTTCTGGCGGTCGGCGGCCTGGTCGGGGTGGGGCTGGTCGTGGCGCTCTTGGCGTGGGGCATGTGCCGGGGCTGCGTCAGCTCGCAAACGTGCTGGTGGGCCAACGGCCCGCAGCTGGTCGAGGCGGCGGTGAACTTCTTCGCGGCGGTGTTCCGCCGGTGACACACGGCCGTGTCCGCCTTGCGGGTGAGCGGCGATCACCCGCCCCGGGAGCCCACCGGGTCAAACAGGGGCCGGGCCGCGGGAGCCCGTTACCTGTCGCACCCGGGCGGGGGAGACATCTTCCGCCCGGGCCTGTGAAGGGTGGGCAGGGGGTGAGTACCAGTCACCCCCTGCCCTGAACCAAACCTACTTGCGGAGGTCGGTTCGATGGCAGGGTATCACAAGCCACTGACGGCAACCAGCGCGGGGCCGGAGGGCATCCCGGTCCGCCGCCGGGCGGACGGCGCGGTGCTGTGGACGCCGGAGCTGGACGGCCTGTTGCGCTCCCTGTGGAGCGAGGGGCCGGGGCACGCGGCCGAGCGGATGGGGTTGACCTACAAGTCCGTGAACGCCCGGGCCGACCAGTTGAAGTTGCCCCGGCCGAGTCGCCGGGCCGACGGGAAGGTAGTGCCCGCCCCGCGGGGCATGCCGCTGGCGGACAAGTTCGCCGCGTGGGTGTACCGCGACGGGAAGGGGTGTCACCCGTGGATCGGGCCGCGGGCGACGCTGGGCAAGCGCGGGGTGAGGGTCGGCATCCTGAACCACAAGCCCTTCCTCCAAGCCCACCGCTACGCCTACGCCGCGGCGTTCGGCCCCATCCCCGACCGGCAGTACGTCGTGCAGCGGTGCGGGAACCACCTGTGCTGCAACCCGGCCCACCTGATCCTGTCGGCGTCGTCCCGGCCGACGAAGGCCAACCAGACGGCCCCGGCCATCGTCGGCAAGCCGGCCCGCCTGGTCGCCCACCTGCTCGCCACGTCCGGCCCGACGACGGCCGAGGTCATCGCCGCGGTCCTGGTGATGAAGGCCCCGCAGGTCCGGGCGGTGATGGCCGGCGGGTGGTTCGAGCTGGCGGGTGATGCGTGGCGACTGACGGAGGCAGGCGTAGCGGCGGTGCGGGCCGCCTTCCCCCGGCTCGAAGTCGTCCCCCAGGTCGAGCGGGAGGGGGCGGCCTGTGGGTGACGAGCTCCGGCTACTCGGCCTGGTCGTCGGGCCGACGGTCGCCGTCCTGTTGACCCGGTGCTTCGAGCGGCACCGCCGCCGGGTCCGCGGACCCCTGTAGCTGCCGCACCGCCGGCGGCGGGTCGTCATCCGGCACGGACTCAATCTGTGCCTGGGCCACCCCCAGGTAGAACCGCATCGCGTCCACCTTGCCGCTCTTCGCCTCGTGCAACGCCCGCTCCATCACGTCGGCCACGTCCTGCGGCCGGATCGAACCCAGCATCGCGGCCTTGAGCGCCTTGACCCGCTCCTTAACGGCCGCCGGGGTCGGCAAGTCGTCCGGGGGGCGGGCGATGATCCGGGTCGGCTCGACGGCCACGGCGGTTTCCATCCGCGTCCGCAGCGCGTTCACCAGCCAGCCCCGGGCGAACTGCATCCAGGGGCCGTGCTGCTTTTCGTCGTAGGCCACCACGCATTGCATCAGCGCATCGTCTGCATACCGGGAGAGCTGCAACGGGTCGGTGCCGGCGAACATGGGCTCGCGGGCGACGATGCCCACCAGCTCGAACGCCCGGTTCACCCGGTCAGTCTGTTCCTGGGTCAGCATCGGGGGCGTTCTCCAGAAGAGTGATGGTGCGAAGCGTCAGGGCGTAGAGGTGGTACAGCTTGACCCCGGACCGGACGGAGAACACGTACCCCAACTTCTTCAAGTAGTCCAACCGCTTGACCACGTGCTCGTGAGGGTCGCCGGCCTGCCGGCTGATGTCCGTCGCCAGCAGGGGGCCGCCGGTCAGAGCGAGCAGAACCCGCACCTGCTCCCCGCTCATCGTCCTGGGCAGCCCGTACCGCTCGCCCCCACCGCTGAACTTCGACCGCATCACCGGCAGGCCGAGCGCCCGCCGCCGCAGGTTGACCGAGACGCACGACAGCCCGAGGGAGTCGGCGACCTCCCCCGCCGGCTTGCCCGCGAGGATCATCTCCGTGATGACCCGGTCGCGGTCGGGAGTCCACTCCACCCGGGGGCGGGAGATGTCCAGGTCGAGGGCCTTGTAGCGGGCGTAAACGGCCTTCTCGCCGCACCCGAGTTCGGCCGCGACCTTCTCAACCGGGACACCTTCGTCCCGCCGCTCGGCCAACACCCGATCCCTCTCCGGCGTCCAGGTGAACGGAGGCGGTAGGCCGAGGGCGTCGCACCGCCGCCGCACGGTGGTCCGACTGGACCCGACCGCATCCGCGATCTCGTCGTATGTCGCGCCCGCGAGTCGCCGGGTCCGGATCGTGGCGTCCTGATCGGCGGTCCATTCGGTCGCCCGCATCACCCCGCCCTCCCCAGCTCGGGGTGTCCCTCGCGGATCGCGGCAACGGCCGCGTCGATGATGCGCCCCACCTGCGACCCGGGCACCCCGACCCGTGCCCCGATCTGGTTGGCCGGCAGCCCGTCGCGGAAGTGCAGCAGCACGACGGTGCGGCTCGTCGGGTCGAGCCCGTCGAGCGCCACGCCCCAGAAGTTCGCGGGGAGTTCGGGGGGTAGGTCGGTCGCCTCCCGGTGGTCGGGCAGGAAGTCTTCCTCGGCCCCTTCACTGCCCACCACCTTGATGCCGCACATCCGCGGGAACCGGTCGCCGGGGTTGGCCCGAAGGCCGCGGAACCGCTCGCGCGTGCAGAACTGACGGGCCTGCTTCTCCGCCGCCCGACTCGCGTAGGCCACGAACTTGAACCCGACCCGCTTGTCGAACGTGCGGGCCGCCTTCGCCCACGCCATCTGGATTTCGGACAGTACGTCGTCCTCGTCCACCCCGAACCGCTTGGCGAGCCGGCCGGCGATGCCGCGGTTGAACCTCTCCCATTGCATCAACTCGTGCTCCAACTCCTGCCGCGTCAGCCCGACCCCGGCAGGCCGTGCCGGGGGCTGATCTTCCTCTGCCCTGACCTCCTTCCAATAGAGGGGGTCGCCGAAGTCGGCGGGGTTGGCGAGGCGGTGGAGCCGCTGGGTGATCTGGTTCCGGGACAGCCCGAACCGGGCGGCCAGCCCGTCCTTGCCCCTCACCGTCATCCCGGTCGCGGCGAGGGCGAGCAGCCGGGCGTCCATCGCCGGCGTCCAGACGAGGTGCCCGGCGCGGCGGCGTTGGAGGGGCACTGCGTGGCGGAGGCGCTTCAACTCCTCCACCTTCACCCGCCACTCGGGGCCGAACTCGCGGTGGAGTTCCTTCGCCAGAATCATCGCCGCGTCGATCGGGCTCCCCGCCTTCCCGAAGTAGTACTGTCGTCCCTCGATGTCGATGCGGGCGCACCAAGACTTCCAGTGGCGACCCACGCCCACGAACCCGGACTCGCTGGTGCCGGGCGGCAGGCGGAGGGGCTCGATGTCGATGGGCGGGGCGACCACGGGGCTCACCCTCTCAGGGAAGGTCAACGTCGGGCGTCACCACGCACACCCGCCCGGCCGCGATCACGTCCTGGTCGGAGTCGTCCGCGCCGACGTAATCGAGCTGGAACCGGCACTCGCCGGTCGGCAACGAGAGGGTGTACGACTTGCCAATCGGCACGCTGATCGTCACCTGCCACGGGGCGGTGGTGCCGGTGACGGCCTTGGTGATGGGCGTCGGGTCGTTGCTGGTCAGCGTGTACTTCGTCCCGTCGGGGCCGACGATGCTGAACCGGATCAGCGTCCACGTGTTCGGGTCGGAGGTCTTGGACGTGACGGTCCAGACCTCCACGAACGCGCTGCCGCGGTCGATCAGTTCGAGTTCCCGGAACAGCCGCGACTCGTCGCTCATGCCGGCCCCCCGCCCGGTCCCTTCGGGGCGGCCGGGCGACTGAGCCAGCGGGTTTCACTCAGGCCGGGGGCCGACAGGTTGATCCGCAGGTGGTAAATGGCGTCGAGCGTGAGCGCGTCCGGGATGCTGATGGTGGTGGAGTAGTTGCCCGGCGACGGCTCCGCCAGCGACCCGGACAGGATCGGCGACCCGGAGCCCGGGACCGCGAGTTCCTGAGCCGCCTCCGTCGAGTCGAAGAACTTGTAGGTGACTGTCGCGCCGGTGATGGGCGGGCTGCCGTCCTGCCCGTGGTCAACGGGCGGCCAGCTCACCAGCATGGGGCAGCCGATTGTGAAGAACATGGCCGCTGCCTCGCGTGGGATACCTCCCATCAAAGCAGGCCGGCGGTGATACAGAAGGTGCGGGCGGAGCGGGATCGGGGCATCCGGGCCACATATGGCCCGCGTCACACCAACTTGCCCCGGTGGCGGCCGGGTAACCCGCTGGCCCGCCACGCCTCGGCGACCCACTCGTGCCGGTCATCGCTGACCAGCCACACCTCGTCACCCGGCTCCCACGCCTGCGCCGCCAGGCTCGCCAGCATCCGGGGGAGGGTCGGGCGGCCGAGGGTGGTAATCAGGGCGGTCACTCGATGTCGGCCGGGTCCGTCGCCGCCCGCCACTTCGGTTCCTGCCCGATCTTCTCCAGCCCGCACGTCTCGCTCGCCCACGACGCCTTCTTCTCCACCGGACACCCGCAGGCCCCGCAGGCGTCCAGGTTCCGCATCTCGCAGGTGAGACATTCGGCCATCCGGAGTTCAAACACGTGGTCCTTGACCAGCCGTTGCCCGTCCGCCGCGTGCTTCGCCAGCGCCTTCGCGAAATTCATGGCCTTGCGGAGCGTGCCGGGCGGTTGCCGCTTGTCCCGCTCGTCCTTGCTCAGCACGATCAGGCCGTGGTTGTTCCGGTCGTGCCGGATCGCGGTCCATTCCCGGTGCTCGGTCAGGAACCGGCGGACGGCCGGCATGACGCCAGCCCCGCCGTCGTCACCCCGTTCGCCGTAGGGGTCGGTCGTGCAGTGGACGACCAGGTAGCGGGCCACGTGCGGGGCGTACCTCGTGAGGGCGTCGTAGACCTCTTGAGCCCGGTGTTGCCCATCCCAGAACAGGAGGTCAACGCCGTCCCGCACGGGGCCGTCGTCCGTCACGGCCGCGAAGTCGGGCCGCACCGCCTTCACCTTGTGCCACACCCGCTTGTGCGCGGCACAGACGGAGATGACCCGCTTGGCGCTGCTGGCGGCAAGTGCGATGATCCCCGGCTTGTCGTCCCACAGGGACACCTCGGCGACCACCTCGCACTGGTCGGCCAGCTCCTTCAGCGTGGCCACGTGCTCGTGAAAGTCGGACTTGCGGGTCAGGGCCGAGACCAGCAGCTCGGCCATCGACGCGGGGGGTGGGCCGCCGCCGCAGGACGTGCAACCGGCCTGTGGCTCCTGAACCTGTGCCGGCCACCAGTCGGCGGCGCTGCCCCAGAAGGGATGGCGCTGGCCGATGGTTGACTGCGGCTCGAACACCACTTCGCCGTGAGAGGTCAATCGGGGCATGGTCTTGCTCTCAGTGGTTGATGTGGACCGCGGGCATCCGGTCCTGTGGGGGAATCCGCGCCCACGTCCGGCGGGTCGGGCCGAGGGGCACGGCGACGATCTGGCCGGGCGAACCCCGCACGTGATGCACCACGACCCCCGGGCACTCCTGGCGGATCACGGCGACGTGGATGGGGTTGTCGTCCCAGAACTCGACGACCCCGAGTTCCTTGATGGTCCGGGCCTTGAACCGCCCGATCAACTCGTCCGTCGTCGCTTCGGGCGTGCGGGTGAAGATGCGGTGCCCGTCGCCCACGACCTTCCGCACCACGTCTTCCTCGTGGGGGAAGCGGCCGGTGATGACGACATAATCGTCCGACGGCGGCACCCACCCCGCGGTGATGGTGCTGTCGAAGTCCGCGCCGAGTAGCCCGGACTCCGTCTCGCGGACCATCGCCGCACGCTGGTAGCGGTGGTGCGGCTCCGGTTCGAGCTCGCACATGCCGGCCGCTTCCGCCTCGGCCTCGGCCCGGTCAAGGTTGGCCAACGCCTCGTCGTAGCGGACGCTGAGTTGGTGAAGCGGTTCGTGCCGGTCCCGGACCCGGAGCCAGCCGGAAGCATTGAGCCCGATGTAGTCGAGGTTGCTCACGACCGTTGCGTCCGGGTTCTGGCGGAACGTCTTGGCAACCCGGTCGAAGTAGTCGGGCGGGTACAGTACGTCGTGTTCGAGGAAGCACACCACGGCGGGTTCCCACGCCTCGTCATACACGTAGCCGTTGACCGTGCCGGGCATGAGGCATTGTCGCTGCTGGCGGGCGATGTTCAGGTGGGCGGGACCAGAGCGATAGGTCGCGAGCGTTTCGGGGAACGGGTTCCCCTGGACGTGCTCCCACGGGCAGGTGACGACCTTCACGTCCTCGCGGGTGAGTTCCTGTGCCCGCTTGATCGTCTGGAGCGATTGCAACATCACCTTCGGCGGGGCGCTGTTGTTCGTGTACCAGATGCCGAGCATCTTGAGCGGGGCGGGGCGGACGCCGGGTTGATTCCACGGTTGGCAGCGCTCGGCCCCTTTGACCATCGCCTCAAACGATCCCGCCGGCAGTCGGCTCCCGAAGTCCTTCCGGATCGCGTCGGTGGCGTCGATTCCTAGTTCCCGGTGCCCGACCAGCAGGTTCCACACATGATCTTCCAACCTCAACGGGTACGGCACCGGCTCGAACCGCCCGTCCCGGAACCGGTGCCGCCAGCGGAGTTCGGGGAGGCACAGGGCGCGACCGCCGCGGCGACGAACCAACTCATGCAGATAGCCTTCCTCACCCCCGAACCCGGTGAACAGCGGGTTGAAGGTCGGCCACGCGGCCTTCCGCATGGCCCAGATGCCGAGCCCCTGCATGGGAATCTCGAACGCCTCGTCCTGGTGCTGCGGGTTGGTCTTGACCAGGTGTTGGTCCAGGTCCGTGTCCCGGACCGCCCGGTAGTCCACGTCCCACACCCCCCAGAGGCCCGGCGGGGTCGTCGGCCGCCAGTGGGTCGAGAGCCCGCCGTTGTCGTAGACGAGCGGCCCCTGGATGATGTCCCGGCTGTCCGGGTGATCCTCGGCGTACCGGATTAGGGCCTCAACCGCCCCCGTCTCGAAGAGGACGTGGCTGTCACAGCACATGACCCACGGCGTCTGTGCCAACCGAAAGACTTCATCCCGCGGGGCGCTGGTGCCGTGCAGGTTCGGCTTGTGGTAATACTTCCCGCCGTTGGCCTCGCACACCGCCTTCGTCCGCTGGCACCCGGCCGGGTGGTTGTCCACGACGATGATGTCCACCGCCGGGTGATGAGCCCGCAGGCTGGAAATCGTGAAGTAGCACCCGTCAAAGTCCTGGTGCGTTGCCATCCCGACGGTTAGCAAGTTCTCGCTCATATCAGCATGGTCCCAGGGCGCTCGGGTTGGCGGACTTACAGGCCGTGCAGCTCGCGTAAGGCCCGCTCGATGCCGTCCCGCTACAGGGGTTGCTCGTCCCGCACGTCCCGACCGCGCCGCAGCTCGGCCCCGTCCAGAGCATCCACGGGCCGCTCGTGGTCGTGCTGGTGCTCGTGGTCGTGGTCGTGCTCGTCGTCGTGCTGGTGGTCCCGGTCGGACAGGCCGCGGTACAGGCGGAGAGGGTGTACGGGCCGGACACGATGCTCGCGTGGTAGTTGAGGCCGCCGCCACACCCGACGCTGCCGGTGAACGTCGAGCAGAACCGCGACCCGACCGGCGGGCACGGGCCGCCGTCCGACGAGTCCACCACGACGCAGTAGTAAATCGGCGGCTCGGTCGTCGTCGTGCTCGTCGTGCTGCTGCTGGTGGTCGTGGTCGTCGGGTTCCAACACGCCGTCGTCGCCGTCTCGCCCGCGGTCGAGCCGCTGGTCAGCGGCTGCGAACAGGTACACCCGACGCAGTTGGTCGAGCAGAAGTCCCACGACGAGCCGTTCCAGACGTAGAAGCATTGGCCCGAGCACACGCCCGGCGGCGGGGTCGTGCCCGGCCCCCCGCCGAGACAGTTCGTGTACGCAACGTCGCCGCACGTGCAGTTCCCGGGGCCGTTCGGCTCGGGCTTCGGGCACCCGCAGTCCATGCCCGGGAAGGCGTCCATGTTCTCGCAGTCACCGACGACGAACACCCAATCCTGCTGACCGGGCGAGTCAAGCGTCTCGGTCGTGTACCCGCACTGCCACGTGCACTTCCCGCCGCCGCCACACCCGCCAGGCGGTGCCGTGGTCGTCCCGCCCTCACAGATGAAGTTCTCGCCGTCGTAGCTGTTGGGGCAGAACCCGCACCCGATCCCGAGTGCGGCCCCGCACCCGGTCGCCGCCGGGACCGGCTGGTCGATGCACCCGCACCCCTGCGAACAGGTCTGGCTGGCGACCTGCCACACGCCCGGAACCACGTCCACCCAGTTGCACAACCCGGAGCATGGTGGGCGGGTGGTCGTCGTCCCCGAGCAGTTCGGCGGCGATCCCTTCGGCCGCCCCCCGCCGTTGTTCATGCACGGCGTCTTGGCGGTGGAGGCCCCGCACTCCGGCGGGCACGCGGGGGGATAGAAACACCCGCAGAGCGGCGAGCAGTCGTCAGACGAGTAGGACCACGTGCCGCCCGACTTGGTGAAGGTGCAGTGGCCGGTACATGGCGGGAGCGTGGTCGTCGTGGTGGTGGTCGTCGATCCCGTCGTCCCGCCGCAAGTCAGGTCGCCGAGCAGCACGACCGCCCACTGAACCCCGGTGGCCGTGAACGGCCGCGGCCACACCACCGGCACGCCGTCGGTGGCCGAGGAATCGAGGTGCCCCGTCGTGGTCGCCACCGGGACGGCGCGGGTGTGGGCCGTGCTCGTCACGTTGACCTGGACGGGCACCAGCCCCGACGTGACCGCCTGCCCGATCTGCTGCCCCTGGATCGGCTGGAGGGTGACGACGAACAGCCCGCACCCGGCCGGCGTGTTCCCCTCGAACGCGGGGCGGCGGGCGGAGGCAAGCCGAGACGTGGCGTCGGCACTCGGGTCAACGACCGCGGACCCGTAGGCCAGGACGCTGAACGCATCGAGCGTGCTGACGCTGGAGCCGGTCCACTGCACCCACGCCTTCGTGGACGCCTCGAACGCCACGTCGAACACCCCGCCGGCCGGCGGGCCGTCCCGCCGGTCCCGCGACCGCCGGGCCTCGTCGAGCACGGCGTTGCCCGTGGCCGCGCTCGTGAGGAACGGCGACACGGTGTTCGGCGGGAACGGGTCGAGCGGGTTGCTCACGTGCCGATCCCCAGGGCGGCGAAGTTGTCCTCGCGGTAGACCTGTTCGACGTAGATGCCGACCGTCCGGGGCGCGAGCTCGTTGTTGAGCACCTGGGGCGCGAACCGCGACCAGACGTAATCCCACCCCCGGACCTCGGGGAGCGTCACGCCGCGGGGCTCAACAAAGTCCCAGGTACACCCGCCGTCCGTGATGCCGGTGGTCTCGCCCGTCGGCCCCCCGCTGCCCGCGCTCGTGCCGGCCGTCTTGCAGACGTACACCCCGCCGCCGTTGCCCACCTCGTCGCCGACGAGGTAGTCGGTGGACGCCTTCCAGTCGCCCACGTCCGACCCGATCACGACGCCCTTGCGGTTCAGGTTGATGCCGAGCCGGTCGGCCAGCGTCCAGCGGGTGCTGGCCCACTGGATCGAGCAGCCCATGTAGAGGACTTCGCCGACCTGGAACCCGTAGAACGTCTTGTCGTTCGTCCGCCCCACCAGCCCGATCCGCTTGCGGACTTCGTTCAGGGTCATCCGGCCGCGGCCCGTGGTGACGGTCAGGGACACGGCCGGGGTGATGACATCGCAGCCCGCAACCCCGCTGTCGCCGGACACACCGATCGCGCCGCCGTACCGCTTCGCCGTGCCCTTGCCCTTGCTCGTCGGGTCGTCGCTCGGCGTCCGGGCGTACCGGGTGAAGACGCTCTTGGTGATGTGGACCGAGTTGGCCGAAATCTCCAGGCCGTACCCCGGGCCGAGGGGTTCGTCCCCGCCCGGGGCGGTCGGCGGCGGGCTGCCCCCGTCCCCGCCGTCACCCCCGCCGCCGGTGCCCGCGTCGCCCGTGTCAAGCCCCTGCCCCGGCGCGAGCAGGCGGTACGGCACCTCCACGAACCACACGCCCCCCTTCTGGGGCATCGTGTGCATGGCCCCGCGGACGAGCCCGCGGTAGGTCGCGGGCGTCTCCATCAGCGCCCGCTGCTCGACCTCGGCCTCGTCGTCGGTGTGGAAGGCACACCACTTGGTCACGATCTCGACGGTCTGCCCGTCGCGCGTGACCTCGCGGGAGTCGGCCGTCTCGAAGAACGCTTCCATCGGGGCCTCACTGGGCTTTCAGAACCTTCGCCATCTCCGCGCTGATCCCCTTCGGCAGCCTGCCCGAGAGGATGTCCTGAATCGCCTTGAGCTCGTCCACCACCATCTTGCCCTGCTGACTGCTCACCGAAAGTTGCTGGGCGAGGATGCCGGACCCGCCGAACGCCCCCATGCTCGGCAGCGGCACCCGGGAGAGTTCCTGTTGCTGGCGGAGTTTCAACAGGCCCGTGAGCTGGTCCCGCTTGGCCTGCGGCAGCGCCCCGTAGATGTCGGAGGTGAACAGCTTCAGGGCGTGCATGGCGTCGCCCGACAGCCCGAACCCCTTGATCGACAGCCGCAGGTCGTCGGTGAACCCCTTGAAGTCGTCCTTGATCCCCTGCGCCTTGAGCCCCTCGGCCCTCATCTGTGCGAGGCCGGCGATGTTCCGGTTGGCCTTGATGAGGCCGGTGATGTTGGGGTTGTTGCCGCCCTTGCCGAAGGCTTCGAGTCGTAGCGCCGCGATCTCCTCGGCGGACTTGCCGATGGTCTGAATGTCGAACTCCAGGTCGGTCGCCAGCTGCCGCATCTGGTCCTCAAGGGACCGGAGCGTTTGCTTCCGCTCCAAGTCCATCGTCGCGTCCCGGACCTCGAGCGCCTTCGCGTCCACCCCGGGGCCGGACAGCCCGGCGGCCTTCGCCTGCGCCCGGGCTTGGGTGGCCGCCGCCTCCCCGGGCGTCTGGCCCACCATTTCGAGCTGGGTCTGAAGGTCGCGAACCTGGTCGTTGGCCCGCTTCGAGAACAGCGGGAACTGGTCCGGCATGTCCTTGATGGCCGCGGTGATCGCCCGCACCCGCTCCCGCTGGTCGGCGAGCACCGCGTTCATGCTCTCGGCCATCTTCTTCGCGGCCTCCTGCTTGATGGTGACCGTCTGGCCCCACTGCGGGATGACCTTGATGACCGAGTTCCACCCGCCGGCCAGCTTCACCGTCTCGTCCTCGGCCCGGCGGGTGCCCTCGGCGAGCGCGTCCACCTGCACCTTGGCCCCGGCGAGCTTCTTCTGAAGGAACCCCTTCTCCTCGGCGGGCGTACCCCCGTACTCGCCGATCCGCCGGGACTGGCGGAACACGTCCGCCATCGCCTCGCGGCGGGCCGCCATAGCCTGTTCAAAGCCCCGCGCGCTGCGGTCCTCTTGGAGCTGTTTCTTTTCGTCCTCGGCGTTCCACCGCTTGTAGAAGTCGACGATCCCGTTGGCGGTCTTGTAAGCCACCAGGAGCGTCCCGCCGACCTTAAAGGCGTCCGTGGTCCGCTTCGTCGCGGCCAACTGCTGCGCCTGCTGGGCCTTGATCGCCGCGTTGTACTGGGCCAACTGCTGCTTGCTGACGGCCGTGATGGTGGCGAGTTGCTGGGTGAGTTCGTCCTTGGCGTAGACCTCCACGAACGCGCCGCCGGCGCGAACGTCGCTGGCCCCGCTGCCGCCGCCCGTTCCCGTTGGCATCGCCTACGCCCTCGGCCGGTAAGTGTGTCGCCACGCCCGCCGCGCCCGCCACGCCCGGATTTCCTCGATCGCCCTGTCCGCCGCCCGGCTCAGCCGGAACGGGTTGATCGCGGCCGGGCTCAGGTCCGCCCCCGTGAGCGGCAGCCGCGCCACGAGCCCGGATAGGTGCCACGCGGTCAACAGCCCCCGGCCCTCGGCCATCCACACCAGCTCGCGGAGCGAGTGGTCGGCCGCGCTCACCCCGCAGACCCCGGCGAGGTTCCAGCCGTTTCGCTCGACGCAGAGGGGGTCATGATCTCCCGCAGGCGGGCCGCCATCGTCGCCGCCTGCTGCGGGTGGAAAAAATCGAAGACGGCCTCCCCGACGGCCTGCCGCAGGCGGACGAGCGCGGCGGAGTCGATCGCGGCGTGAAAGTCGTCCAGGGTGACGGTCGCGTCGGTCGGCTTCCCCGCCAGCGCCCACGCCGCGGCCATGACCGGCTCGGCGTCGCCGTAGACCAGCTCGCCGAGCCCGCCGTCGGTCGCCACGCGGTTCAGGTCGAACCCGGCGTCCGCCCGCAGCCGGGTCACGACCCGGAAGTTGGGGATGGAAAGCGTCCACTCCCGGCCGGTGCTGTCCTTGAACTTCGCCACACGTCACCCCTTGAACGAGCCCTTGAAGGCGTCGGTAAACTTGCCCCGCTCGGCTTTCTCGGCCGGCCCCATGTACGGGCGGGACGGGTAGGTTGCAGGCACGGTCCGGGTCGCCTTGATCGTCGCCCGCTTGAGCCTCACCCGCGTCCACAGCCCGCCGGACAGCTGGTACTCGTTGACCCGCGTGGAGCCCCCGAACTCGTGCAGGCCGGGCACCGCGACCCCGTGGCCGCCCCGCAGCGCCACCGGTCCGACGACGACCGACTTGGTGTCCGCGTCGTAAGCGAACAGGATGTTCTTGAGCGTGGCGAAGCTGTCCGAGCTGTGAACGCTCGGCGGCGAGCCCGGCTTGCTCGCCTTCTTCCGCCGCCGCAGTGACGATCGCGCCCGCTGCCGGACGAACGCCCCGATCTTCGACAACGCCTGTCGGGTGCCGGCGTCCACGGCCCCGGTGACCGCCTCGCGGTCGAAGAAGTTCTCCTTGAACTGGAACACCTGCGGTCCCTACACTTTGGGAAGATGATGCCTTTCGGAGCCCGCCCCAAATGCCCCGGATTAAATGCCGGCACTGCAAGCTGCCGGTGGATGTCGGCGACGACGAGGAAGGCTTTTCGTGCCCGAAATGTGGACGCTACACTCCGGCGCACGAGCCGCCGCCCCCGCCCGACCTGCCGCCGCCGCAGTCCGAAGTATTCAGCCGACGGGATGAGCCCGAGAGCGAACCGTCCGGCAACTTCTTCGCGGCCTGTACGCTCGTAATCGCGGTCGTCATGGTGCTGCTCGGTGGGTGCCTGGCGGTGAGTGCCGCGTTTGCTGCCGACCGCTGGGATACAGCAATCTTCCGGCTCGGCCTCGCGTGCTTTTGCGTGCTGGTGGCCCGGATGTTCCAGGCCGCCGCCTACCGCCAGTGGCATTAGTACGCCGTGAACGTCGGCAGGCTGGTCGCCCCCATCAACACCCGCTGCGGGGTCACGTCGGGGTTCCAGGCCGGGTCGTAGGCGAACGTGGTGTAGATCACGCCGTCGATGTTCTGGTCCTGGTCGATGTCCAGGTTCATGCACGCCCGCACCCCGCGAGCGCCCTCCTGGCTCATCGGCCCGTCGAGAATCATCAGGTCGATGGCCGAGCTGCTGTCCGCCTCGGCCGCGTCGCAGAGCGCCGCGTACCAGGCGTCGGCGGGGTCGGCCCGGACCTCGATCGTCCCGGTAATGTCGATCTGGGTCTTGGCCTGAAGGGTGGCCCTCGTCGCGCGGGCCGAGGCGTCCGCCCGCTTCCACTTCTTCGTGGCCTTCACGTTCCGGACGAGCCCCCCGGCAACCCACGTGGGCGAGCCGCCCGTCCCGGTGTTCCGGTAGACCTCCCCGTCGAGCCCGAGTTGCACGGCGCTTTCTGCGGCCATCCCCCACCCCCTACGCGATTTCGCGGAACAGCCCGCTCATCTCGCACCAGAAGATTTTTTGCCGGACCAGCATGTCCTGGTCGTACACCGGCACGTCGTCGAACCCCTCCGTCCAGACCCGCCGCGTCCCGATCGCCAGCGGGCCGGGCATCCCGCCGGCCGTGTTGTGCGAGAAGTCGAGCCCCTGGAAGATCGCGTCGTACACGAACTTCACCCGGTCATCGACCCAGCACAGGTCCGGCGGCCCCGTCCCGTGGAACTTCTCGATCGTCAGGAACGCGACCCGGTAGGCGTTCAGGTCTTCGAGCTTGCTGGCCGGCTGGTTCGCGTAGGTGTCCGGGAACACGTACACCCGCCGGCCGAAGTAGCGGTCCATCTCCGACGGCTTCACCGGCACCTGGTAGGCCCGTTCCGCCTTGCCGACGACGTTGATGGCGTAGGTCGTCCAGCCGTCGTTGACCGCCCCGGCCAGCGCGTCGCACAGCGTCAGGATCGGAACGTCGGGCGTCGCCACGTCACAGTTCCTGTTGCTTCACGTGCAGCCGGTAAACGGTCCGGCTCTCGTCCGCCCACCGCCAGGGCGGCTCGCCGGTGTCGGGTTGCAACACCTCGAACCGGCAGGGCACGCCGTTGACCGTTTCGAGCAGCGCGTCCCCCTCGAACGGGGGGCCGAGGCCCGCGGGGAGGGCGGCCGCCAGGATCAGGTAGTCCCGGTCGCCCCACTGGACCCGGGCCTTGCCCACGTCGTTGGACGCGAACGCCGTCCGCCCGACCCAGACTTGCCCGTCCGCCAGGACGATCGGTTGCGGGGTGACCCGCCGCAGCGGGTAGGGGTTGGAAAACTGGAGCCACTTCGGGCAGTAGGTGACCGCGACCCCCGCCGCGACCCCCATGCAACGGTTCAGCATCGCGTCCCGGCGCTGGAACAGCGTCGTCACGACGAGCCCCCGGCGACCTTCAGCAGCTCCCGCAAGTCGCCGGCCTGCTGGTGGACGACGAGCTTTGCGTGGTTGGCCGGCAGCCCCCACCGCTCGGACACGACGACGAGCGCCCCGCCGACGATCGCGGCGGTGGCGGCGGTGTGCGTGACGCCGTGGCCGAGGTCCGCCACGTCCTTCGCGGACACGGCGGCGTAAGCGTGGTCGGGCCGGTCGCCCACGGCGGCCTTGATGCGGTCAGCGGCGGTGTCGGCCATGTCGGGTTCCCTTCACAAATCGGCGGACCCGCTCGCGGGCCGCGTTGACCTTTCGGACGAACTCCCGGACGGCGGCCTCGCTCACCACCCAGGAATCGGTGACCGCTCTCATGGTCAGCTGCCGTTCTGCTCGCTGAACCGGGCCCGGAGCCAGTCCAGCTGGAACTCGTAGGTGTCGGTCGACGCCGACTTCTCGACGTGCATCAGGAGGGACCAGCTCGCCGCGGCCGCGGCCGCCACGTTGAAGACGGTGTTGGGCAGCACGTTCGCCCCGTTCACGTACACCTGCACGTCGGACGGGTCACGCATGTCGAACCAGACTTCGACCCGGTTCGCCAGCGCCTGCCCCTCGGTGTAGTCGATCGTGCTGTCCGTGCTCGCAACGGTCGTCGTCCCGTCCTTGCTCTGGAAGTTGATGTTGGGGCTGTTGGCGTCCAGGTGCATGAACAGGTGCGACGTGATCGCGTCGGCGTCGCTGGCGTGGGTGCCGCTCGCGGCCCCGACGCTCACGTCCACCACGGTGCCCGCCCCGTCGGACGGCACCTCGAAGGCGAACTCGACGACCGCGTTGGCGGTCTGCGGGGCGAACCCGTCGACCGACAGGGCGTCAACCTTCTGGGCCTCGTTGGTCGCGCTGATGACCACGTCGTGCGCCCCGCCGCGGCGGTTGAGCGCGAGCCCGCCGAGCGCCTGGGTGCCGACGATCGCCGTGACGAACGGGTCGCGGGCGAGGTCGAGGTCGTAGGCCGGGTCGACGTTGAGGTTGACGGCGCAGGTGCCGTCGCCGGCCGCGGCGTCCCCGACCACGCGGCCGAGGTAGAAGTCCCGGTCGCTCACCTTCCGGTAGGTGACGACGGACGCGCTCGCGTCCCAGTACGCCCGGCCCCCGTCGAGCAGGGCGACGGCCGCCTTCGGCATGGTGAACACGCCGGTCGTGACGAACTTCGACCGGTCGCCGGACGCGGCGGCGTTGAGCCCGTCGTAGACGGCGGCGCGGCCGTCCTTGAGCTGCCACACCTCGCCGGACGCGACGGCCGCGGCGACGGTGACCCGGTTGTCGTCCCGGCCGCGGACGAGGGTTGCTTCGGACATGGTTCAGGAACTCCGTGGGGTCAGCCGGCCGGGGCCGGACGTTACGCGGTCTGGGCCTTCACGATGGCCGCGATGATGTCGGCCTTCTTGGTCGCGTCGCCGAGGTCGATGGCGTTCGCCGCGGCATAGTCCTTGAGCTCGGGGACGGTCAGGGCGTCCAGGTTGACGGGGGCGTCTTCCGACTCGTCAACGTCCGTGTCGGGAATGTCGTCGTCGCCGGCGGCGGGCGGGGCGACCGGCTCGACGTGCCCGAGCCGCCTCAGCGACTCCAGGCACCCCGGTTCGACCTCGGCCTCGTCGATCTCGTCGCCGGCGGCGGGCGGGGCGACCGGCTCGACGTGCCCGAGCCGCCTCAGCGACTCCAGGCACCCCGGTTCGACCTCGGCCTCGTCGATCTCGTCGCCGGCGGCGTGCCGGCGCTGCTCGACGTGCAGGGTCTTGGTGAAGCGGACGCGGGCCATGTCTGATACCTCTTGGGGTGGGGGTTACGCCTGCCGCCGCTGGAACCCCTTCCAATCGAGGGCCTTCGCCCCGATCGAGATGGACACGTCCCACCCCATCCCGAACTTGCCGTCCCGGTCGTACTTCCAGGTCCGGGTTCGCGGGGCGCGGCCGGTGCCGCGGAGGTAGCCCACCTCGATCGTCCGGCCCAGGTTCGAGGCCAGATACCAGTTCGAGGACGAGCCCGCGTAGAACGTCCCGCTGTCCGGGTCGGTGACGCCGTTTTCGAGCCGGGCGTCCGACACCAGCGTCAGGCCGAGCCGCTGGATGGGGTTGATGTTGCCGCGCTCCGTCACGCTGCCGGCGGTGCCCGCCAGGATGTTTTCCGTCGAGTTGATGAGCGTGTACCCGTCGAACTCCAGGGTCGGCGGCAGGATCAGGTGGGTGGGCGGCAGGTCCAGGTTGACGCCGTTCTCGCGGACGAGCCGCATGGCGGACGCGGCCGCCTTCAGGGTGGTGCCGGTGAACGCGGCCCCCGTCGCGGTGTTGCCGTCGGTCGCGTTGAACAACGCCCGGCCGGTGGAGTTGAGGGTGGCGTTCGCCAGCAGGATCGCGTAGCACAGGTTCGGCCGGACGCGGGCCGCGGCCAACCCCATCTCCTTCGGCTCGTCCTGGAGCGCGCCGAGGTTGTCGTCGATCGCGTCCATCTCGTCCACGACGAACTGCCGGCTGAAGCGGCTGACCTTGTACGACTCCATCGTGTCGCCGCGGCTGTGGTGGTCGGCCTCGGCGGTCCGCGGCTGCTTGGTCAGGTCGGACCCCTTCGTCATCGCCGGCCGCTCGTTCGACTTGTAGTCGGCCACGTCGGTTTCGCTCACCCACCCGACCGTGGTGTCCGGCGCTTCCAGGTAGGTCGGCAGGAGGATCGCGTTCACGTTGGTGGTGAAGATGTTCGTTAGGCTGCCGCCCGAGAACGCGGCCCGGATCATGTCGTCCCGGTCGACCGGGGCGTCCTTGCCGTCGAGCCGGATGGCCTCGCGGCACAGGTCCACGGCGCTCATCTGGCGGTAGCGGTGCGCCGCCTCCATCGCCCGCTGGCGGGCCTCGGCGTTGACGTTCATCCGCAGGAACGCGGGGATGAGCCCCACCGCCTGCGGCCGCTGGTACGCCGGGTCGTCGAGCCGGCCGCCGGCCCGCAGGATCATGGCGCAGGACAGCGCCTCGATGGTCGCGTCCCGCTCGTGGCCCCGGGTGATGACCGCCGGGCCGTGGCCGCGTTGAGCCCGGCGAGCCTCCAGCTCGGTTCGGTTTCGGTCCCAGTTGTTCCGGATCGCGTGCGCGACCAGTTGCACCCGCTGGGTCCGGCCGTTCGCCGATAGCTCGATCTCGCTCACCCCGAACTCGGCGGCCACGCTCTCGATGTCGGCGATGCGCTGCCGGTTCGCGGCGATCCGCTCGTTCTCGACGGACACCGCGTCGGTGGCCGGCTGTCGCCGCTGCGGGGCCGGGCGTCCCGCGCGGATCGCCGGGCGACGAGCGGCCGCGTTGGTCGGCGGGTCGTTGGCGTTCGGGTCGGCGTCCTGGTTGGCGTTCGGGTCCGCGTTCGCGTCCGCCGCGTTCGTCGGCTCCTCGACGGTCGCCGGGTCGGTGTCGCTCGCGTCCGGGTACATCTGGTTGAACTGGATTTGCAGCGCGGCCCGCTGCTGGTCGGTCAGGTCGGCGACGACGAAGCCGAGCGACGCCACCCAGGTTTCAAAGTCCACAGCAGCGCCCCCTTGAATGCGGCGGTGTGCGGCGGCAACACTCGTCCGCCCGTCACCCCCCAGGACAACGAAACTGATTTCCCGGAGCTTCACTTCCCGGGCGAGGTACAGCGGGCCGGTGTACGTCCGCCCGTTGGCGGCCACCGCCTTGCCCGCCTCGATCTTTTCCAGCACCGCGGGGTTGCCCCCGACGCTGGCCTGCCACTGAAACCCCGCGTCCGCCTTCTTGAGCACGAACGCCCCGGCGTCCTTCGGGTCGTCGGTCGGGGTGAAGTACCCCTCGGCGACCACGGGCGGCCGCCCGCCGTCGGTCGTCACCCGCTCGATCTGCCCGACGATGGCCCCCTCGTAGGCCATGTGGTCGAGCAGCGCCGGGATCCGCTGGGCCGCCAGGTCCATCGACGCCACGTCGATCACGACGGGCAGGTCGAAGGGGTAAATGTCCATCGGCTCGCCGGTGTACGCCGTCATCCGGAACGGCCGGCGGGCCGCGGGCTGGCTCGCGTCCGCCGCCTGCACGGTGACGGGCACCGTGAACGCCACCTGGCGACCCGGGCGGCGGGCGGCCTCGACGACCTGGCGGCGCTTACGCCGCTGTCGCTTGCTCTGCCCCATTGGGGGTCGGCTCCGGGGTCGGGGCGGCAACCAGTCCCTTGATGAACTGGTCGATCAACTTCGGGCTCATCAGCGGGAACGCGGCCCGCACCAGCGCCGTCGCGGCGTCCGCGGGGTATTGCTTCATCACCACCTTGTCGGCGAGAAGGAGCAGGCTTTGAATCTGCGGGCCGTTCAGGGCGGTGCTTTGCACGCCCCCGCCGGCCGCGGCGGTCGATGCCGTCTGCTCGGTGCCGTCGTCGTTGGTGGTCGTGGTCGTCGTCCCGCCGGTCGCGAGGGACATGACCGAGGACAGGCCGAGCTCGGTGAGGAGGTCTTGTTCCTTCGCCCGCTGGCGGACCGCCTCCTCCCAGTCCTTGCCCTTCTTGGCGTAGACCTCGGCCAGCGTGGTCGTGTTGTTCCGCAACTCCGTCTCGTCGGTCTGGGCGTCCTTGAGCGGGTCGATGGAGTCGAACCCGTCGTAGTGCCACTCCCAGGACCACAGCTCGATCGGGGGCAGGTCGGGCGGGAGAACGCCCTCGATCCGGCGGGCCTCCCACACCCACTCGCGGAACACCGGGTCAAGGACCACCTCGCGGAGGTCCGACCGGAGGACGCAAATCATGCGTTCATACGGAAGGTGATCCAGCCGTCCGGACGAGTAGTTGTACTCGGCCGAGCTGCCCGTACTGACGTTCCGCGGAGCGCCGACCGTGGCCCCGGTCTCCGTCAGAATCTCGCCCTTGAAGTCCCTGTAGTTCGGGGCCGGATGCTTCGGTTCGAGTTGCGTCAGGCCATACCCGCGGGGCAGCGTCACCATCCCGGCCCGGGGTGCCGGCAGCTTGTCGAACGGCTCGTCCTCGGGGTCGGTGTCGGTGTTCCCCGGCGGCGGCAGGTCCGAGGTCAGGACGGCGGCGTAGTTGGCCGCGATCTCCGCGGACGCCACGCTCGCGAGCGTGAGCCGGCGCAGGTACGCGAACAGGGGCAGGGCCGCGAGGATGTCCGGGACGCCCCGCAACTGGCCCGGCCGCCGCACCTTGTACCAGTGCAGCACCCGGTCGGCCGGGATCGCGTCGTACTCCAGCGGGTTCATGGCCCAGATGTCGGACCCGGGGTGAACCTTCAACAGGTGCCATTCGGTGACGTTGCCGGCCGGGTCCAACCGGCCGCCGTCGAACGCCGCGGCATCGACGTAGGGCAGGAACGGCGTGGTCACCTGGTCGGTCTCGTACAGCCGCACGTCGAGCTTGACCGGGTGGGCGACCGCCGGGTTGGTGACCATGATCCCGAAGGCCTCACCGTCCACCTGCCGGGCCTCGTGCTTCGTCCGCAGCTTGCGGGCGTACCCGGTCGCGCGGCACCACGCGGCGTACACCTTCTCGACGGCCCGCGCCGCGTCGGGCGGCGTCGCCATCACCTGCGTGTACTCGGGGCCGAAGTCGGGGTCGGGCCGTTCCCACGTGGCCGGGAGCGTGAGCTGAAGCCGGGGGCCGGTGCCCACCAGGTCCCGGGCCGTCTTCTCGACGAGGCCGCCGCAGTGGGCGTTGTTGTCCCGCTCGTAGCGGGACCGCTCGCGGAGGACCTTGCGGGTGCCCGGGTCGTTCGAGGCGTTCGCGTTGAGGCTGTCCGCCCACGCCCAATGCTCGCGGTGGGCGGTGTCGTCCTGCGCCGCGTCGTAGGAGCCCTTGACCGTGCGGGACGAGCGGCCGAAGTAGGCGACCGCCGAGGCCACCTTCCGCCCGACCCACCGGCCGATCCTTCCCACGGTGCCGGTCACTGCACGGCACCCCCGGGGACCAGTTGGGCCGGGCGCAGGAGCCGGCCGCCGGACTTCTTACCGCCGTCCGTGTTGGCCCCGCAGACCGCCCGCTTGCCCGTGAGGTAGGAGTCCGTGGCGATCAGGTCGGGCAGCGGGTGTTGCTCCGCCTTGCCCTGGTCGCCCTCGGCCTTCAGCGGCTCGGTCGCGACGGTCTCGATCATGTCGCCAACGCTGTTCGGCACGTGGGTGCGCTCCCGCGGAGGGTACACCCTCATCAGAACAGCGGCGGGGAAAAGCAACAGCCGGGACGTGAGCGGAAAAACCGGGTCAGGGCCACATATGGCCCCGGTCAGCAGAAGGCGGCCTCGTCGAGTTCGAGGGTGGGCCATCGGTGCCGGCAGTGGCGGCACCGTCGCTGCCGGCGGACGACCGGCACCGACACCCACGTGTGGCAGTTGGTGCCCGGGACGAGCACCTTACGGGTCTTGAAGGCGGGCCGGGTTTTGAACGTCCGGATGACGATGTTCGAGCACCGCGGGCACGCCAGCCCGGACTGCTCGGTCGAAGACAGGTCGGTGCACGTCCGGCAGACGGAGCAGACCCGCTGCCGGGTGACCTTCCCGTCCCGGGACTCGTGGATGCGGAACGTGTGGAGGCGGTGCCCGCCGCACGCCTCGCAGTGATACCCCTTGTGTTCCACAGGCGACCCTCACCAGTTGGCGAGCTTGTGGGCGAACCGCTCGGACAGCTTCCGCTTCGACCTTGCGACGTTCGGCTCTGGCGTGCCCGTCGGGTTCCACACGAGCCCCTGGATGCTCGCGGCGACGCAGCACCCGACGACACAGTCCCACAGGTGGTTGTCCAGCCCCGGCTGGCGCTTCTCCCACTTCTCGTACTTCTTGCCCGAGTCCTCGACCGCCACCCCGAAGCCGCGCTCGGCGGCGCAGTGGCGGGCGAACATGGCGTGGGCGTGGGCCTCGTCGCCGAACAGGTCGAGACACCCCGACCCGCCCGGCCCGGTGACGAGCCGGTCGAACGCGAACCCCTTCCACTTGTCAACGTCCACGGTCACCTGCCTGCCCTTGCCGTGCTCGGCCGACCCGATCCGCCAGTTCGGGCCGACCTGCTCCCCGGCCCGCGTCGGCCACGAGTTCATCGGCCGGCTGCTCGGCTTCTCGCCCCACCCCTTCGACGGCAGCACGACCGCCCGGTACGCGACCTCGCGCCGGGCGAACAGCATCACCACGTCCGGCCACCAACCGCGGTCGATCAGGCACCGCCCGACGGTCAGCGGCTCGTTCGTGTCCTGCCGGGGGTAGGTGCGACCCAGGACTCGCCCCGCGAGCGTCTGGAGCGCGAGGTAGACGGCCTGATCTTCCGGCACCCCGGCGTGCAACTGCTGGATGCTCGGCTGCGGGTCGGAGGCGGAGAAGTCGGTCCGGGCCTGCGGGGGGTAACAGCCGTAGTCGATCGCGGTCCCGTTGTACCGCTCGTCCCACGCGACGACGGCGTACCACAACAGATGCTTGCCCACGTCGATGAACGCGGACAGCCGGGTCGCGTTGCGGGGCACCTCGAACCGCGGCGTCCCGCTGAGCTTCTTCGCCACCGCCGGCGTCAGGTGTCGGCTCGGGCCGCCCGGTTCCGGCGGCGGGGTCGGCCGGTTCATGTACTCCGCGGCAAAGCCTCTCGGGTCGCGGTAGTACAGGTGGAGGGCGTGCTGAACCGCGCTCACCTCCCACGACAGTTTCCGGTCGGGCCAACTGGCCTCAAGGCCGGATTCGAGAGCGTCTTGCCGGGCTTGGTAGTGCTCGTTCGACTCGGTGAAGTCCGGCGGCTCCTTCAACATGCACCGGGCGTACACCTCGAAGTAGGCGGACAGATCGGGGGTCAACTTCGGCATGGCGTTCAGGATGCCCGTCCGCTCGCCCCGCCACAGCGGGTTCTTCTGGCGGTCCAGGATCGTGTCCACCATGTCGCCGGGCTCGATCACGGTACACGGCATGATCCCGGTGATGCCGACCCCCGGCCCAGCCATCCCCAGCACGTCGGCGGTGACCAACTGAAGCCGCGTCGCGTTCTGGGTCATCGACCGGGCCGACTCGGGGGTTTGCGGGTCGTCCAGGAGCACAAGGTCCGGTCGAACTTGCTCCAGCGTGGTCAGGGTCTTGAGGCTGCCGCGGATGCCCTCACCCGTCAGGCCCGCGGCGCTGGTGAGTACGCCGCTGGTCGGCACGCGGCCGTCGTCGCGGAGCTGCCACGCCTTCGGCCAGTTCTCGGGGGGCGGGACGGTCGGCAGGACGATCCGGTCAACCGACCAGTCGATGAGGGTGGACTCGCCGTTGCAGGTCTGGCCCGTGGCCCGGTTCGCGATCCCCTGAAGGCACTGCGCGGGGAAGGCGATCTCCGGGAAGTCGGCGGTGTACTCCGTCCCGAACCGGATGGTCGTGCGGACGAAATCAAGGCTCTCCTTCGCCTTCGTGTCCGTCGCCCCGATCAGGAACGGGTAGCGGCACAGGGCGTTCGAGATGGCCCACAGGACCGCGATGCGGCAGATGGTGGTTTTGCCGCTGCCGCGCTCCATCGCCAACGCGAACAGCAGCTTTTGAAAGACGGCTTCCTCGATCCGCGCGATGGCCCGCAGCTGGTTCTTTGACCAGTCGTGGTACAGGGAGGGGTAGCAGTAGGTTTCGGCGAACAGCTTCAGGGACTTCAGCGTCCTCCCCCGCCGCCGGACGTTGGCGATCTTGGGGATGTCGCCGATCTCGCGCTTCACGGCGGCAATCCGACGCTGCCGCTCGGCGTCGGCCTGGCGCTTGGCGTCCGCCTTCTGCGCGTCGGAAGTCGTACCCCGCGGGCGAGCCAACGGTTACTCCACCAGTGAGAGGCAGAAGTCGGGCGGCAGGTCGATCCTCTCGAAGTCGCCGCAAGCCGACTCCCGCCGCGGGTTGTGGCCCTCGATCTGAATCACCTCGCCGACCTTCCATGTCGGATGCTCGGGCACCGTCCCGTCCGGGTTGAGCGGGGCGGCGCTGTTCTTGCTGTCGATCAACTTCTCGCCGCACCACATGCACCGCTGAACCGTCCGGCCTCGGATGGTGACCGACGGGCCAGCAACGTGTGCTTTCGCAGCGGCCTTCTTGCGGGTGGTCGGCCGATCAGAGTGCACCGGTGCACTCTGATCTGTATTTGATTTTCTGTCGCCGCCGTTACGGAACTCGGAGAGGGCCACCACCGCAGCCGCCCGCTGCGTCTCGTCCATGTGCCGTCGGTTCAGCCCCCGGGCTTCG